AGTAGGTTGGAATCATGACGTAATCGCTCTCGACCGCACGCTCAGGAATACGTCCGTGTCCCGGATTGGTGTAAGCAACATGCTCACCCTCAAGTCCCGGAGCAAGAAGATCCAAAGGATACTCTGTGCTTCCGCCCGGCTCTACATTGATTGTCTCAAAGATATTACCAAGGATGTTTCCAATCAAAACGCCTTTACGTAGTGGAAGTTCAAGAGCTTTTGCAAACTCTCTTTGGGCTGCAAGAGCAACTTCCATATCGGCATCACCACATTTGCGAAGTACTGAAATAAATTCTTCGCTAGGTCTTTCTGTATATGACATTATTTTTATCTCCTGTTATTTATTAACCAAGGCTTGGAAGATTGACGTAAACTTTAGCGTAACCATCAGCATCTTGAGCTGACATGAAACGTCCCACAGCTTGACCTGACGTTGAAACGTTTGTTAGATTTCCAGCGGTTGAAGATGCGTAAGCAACTTCACCCGGAGCAATAGTAACAGCGTCAAGGTTATTAGTTACAACCCAACCGCGAGTCAAAACAGTAACTTTACCGCCTTTTTGTACTTCATCTTTGTATTGATTAAGATGAGTTCTAGTAAGATCCTTGTCAACAACATCGTTAAGAAGGATTCCGACAGGAACAGTACCAGTTGTAGCTGCGGCATATTCTACCAAGTTAGCACCTTGGTCCATTGCTGCACCAGAAGCATTAACGGCGTTCAATACAACGACTCCACCGCGACTTGCGGTGCCTGCGTTATAGAAGAAGCTAATGTCTGTTGATTCTTCATATCTATCTGCTTTAAGAGCCATAGTTTAATCTCCTATTGAAATTATTTAGTTGATAATACGTTATTAGAAAGCCAATCTGCAATGCTAGCTCTAGTTGACTCTACTTCGTCAACATCCGGCGTTGCGTCTACAAGAGTTGCTTCAGAAGTTTCTACATCTTCAAGAAGCTCTGGTGTTACTTCAGCTTCAGTTGTTTCTTCTTCAGCTTTAGCGTCTTTTTCTTTTTTCTTTTCAATTGCTTCCTTTAGAGCGGGAGGCATACCAGCTTCTGCTTCTTTGTCTTTTTTGGCTTTCTCTTTCTTGCCATACATAGCGACAACAGAATCAAACGCTTCGTCAGCAAGCCCGTCAAACGCAGCTAGTGCATCTTCTACGTCTTCTGCTTCAAATCCAGCTTCTACAAGAGCAGCTTTACGCTTCTCCATTTTTTCTTTTTTCTTCATTTCTTCCATATGCTCTTTAGCAGATGCTAATTCTTCATTTGACTTAGCGAGAGCGTCTTCAAGTTCAGCTACGCGAGCTTGAGTACTTTTAATTGATTCTTCAAGTTCAGCGATACTTGAATCTTTTTCTTCAATGCTGCTCTCAAAAGCTTGTACCTTGGAAGCAAACTCTTTATCTTTTGCTTCTTCAATCTTAGCTTTAATAGCCTCATTTTCAGCTTTTGCAGTAGCGAGTTCAGCGCGAACTTCTTCTAACTGCTTTTCTAGCAAGTTATCTGACATATTAAATTCTCCTATATTAAAATCAGAATTATCATCTAAATTAAATGCTACACTTTTAAGTATTATACTTCTAGGGTTGGCTGGTTTGGAAACCAAGCCTTTACCAGAAAATGAAATATTTCTCAATGCCCTTCCTATTTTATGGCCTTGGTATTCACCGTCCCCACCATAAACTCTAAGGTGTTTTGTTAAAAATGATGAATCTTCATCTCTAGCTAGTACTTTCTTTGACCCATCCGGAGAAAAAAGAGCGTAATCAAATCCAGCAAACAGGCACTCCATCGAAACGTACCACTTGCCCTCCTCTATTTCGGAGATTATTTTCTCCATTCTTTCCTTATTTTCTTCGTTAGTCCAACTATTATAGAGGACAGCTTGAGTAATGATGTCAAAATCTTCAGGCATTTCAGCATCATCAGCAACAGCCTTTCCATCTTTCGTTAGAACATAACTACCGGTAATATGACCGATGATATCATTCTCATCGTGCATAAAATTGAATTGCTTATCTTCAGGTGTGTTTCTTGCTGCCCAAGTTGCCTCTGGCATGAACACATCGTCATTCTTATTCCAGCCACAAGAGACCAGTACAGACTCTAAATAATATAGATCTATTTGATCTTTGTTTTCTGCAACAATTTTCTGAGCGGCGTGTACAACATCAGCTTCAGTTACATTTGTTCTTACTGATGCCTCAGAGCAATAGGCAACACTGGCGGTACTCTTAACGAGTTCGCCAATACCGTCGTTTATTTCGTGTTGATATATTTTTATTGTCATGATTCACCTCTACATTAAATATACACAAAAAAAATATTTTCTTTAAAATATCGCAAATCAACCATCCAAAATAGATTCTATATAGCACGAAATAGCGTGCCTTCTAAATTTTTCAGTAGTTGAATTTTTAAAATCTACATTGGTATTTTTAAGCATTTTAGCGAAACTTTGTGACATCTTTTTAGAAGATCCTATGATCTCTTTAATTTTTTGGTTAGTTACCTCGGACATAGGCTCTATATTAGAAAGGACATGGAGTTTAAGCTCTTCTAGCTCTGCGCATTGAACCTTACTCAATCCTCTCATATTCTTTTTATTAGCTACAGCAAGATATGCTGTAGTTGTTATTTCAGATATCTTATCGAAGGACTCGTTAGCCCAAGAAATAAGTTCAGCGACACCCGGTTTAGATTTTGGGGTTTCTCTTCTTTTTTGCCTTGGTCCTTCGTCTATTTTATTCTTGGGTCTTCCGTTGGGATTAATAGGTTTTTGAGATTCTTTTTTCTCCGCGACTTTTTCATTAATTTGAGCTTGTTTCTCCATCTTTTCCATTTCAAACTCTTTGTTTGGATTATGAAAAGGACTAGCTTTTTCTGGTAAATTTTCTTTGTTTCTATCTTTATCTTCTCTTTTAAGTCTCATTTTTTCTACAGATGGAACTTCTTTAAATCTCTCAAGCACAGTTTCATGCGAGATAATGTCTCTGTCTGCAAGTTGTATTAGAAGATTTTTTTCTGAAGATTCATCTGATAAACTCATTTGATCGTACATAATGTGAGGAGATTTTCTAAAGCCCATTGCCTTTCTTACTATCTCACATTCTTTTTCCCAGAACGCAGTTAGCTGATCTCTACCGTACTGTAATCTTTCTACAAGTGTTTTTAACGATATAAAGTTATTTGTGAACCCTCCACCATTTCCAGATTGACCGGTCAAGGTCGGAGGAACACCAAGTCCAGCATATATACTGCTCAAAACAGAGTTGTATTTTTCAGATCCTAAAAATTTATAGACTTCGCTATTTGATTCGGTATAAGAAAGCTCTGGACCCCAAACAAGCTCCATAGTTCCACCTCCAACATTGCTAGCAAGTATGTCTCTGAGTTTATTGATAGCAGCTTTATTTGGAAGAATTTTATGATCTAGATTACCAAGAGTCCAGAGTCTTATATTTGAAATAGCACCGTCTAAAGCAGATAAATCAGCAAGTCTCATCTTTTCTAACATTATAACATCGTCAAGAATAGCATATATCAAAGGATTTGCCCAGTTAGACCAATCATCTTTTTTATAATAGAACATAGAAAGTCTTTCTGGGTCAAGCTCAATCTTCTTCTCTCCATTTTTAATTTTAGACTTTACTTCTGGAGGTAAAGTATCTAGTAAATGAGCGGGTATGGCACCGTCTTTAAAATTATCTAAAAAACTAGTTGGAGAAAGCTCAAATTTCCTAATACCTAAAAATAGGTTAATATTACTATCTTTTATTTCTAAAGAGATAGGATTAAAGAAATTATATCTCCAAGGAATTTGATTTTTTTCAAATTGAGGTACTTCTACAACAATATCCTGACCCATAGACTTTATATATTTACTGACCTCTGGTGTTATATTTGCATAGCTTCTGTATACAGGTACTTGTCCCGCCCTATATAATAAATTTAAAAACCTTTCTGATCTTTCTTTTCCATTTACCTTCTTAAACCACTGCTGGTAGAATTTTTCTACACTCTTATTTTCATGAACAATGTTGATGCCTTGGCAACCAAAATCACCCATCAAATCTATGATATTTCTAATAATGCCAACTTTTTCATAGGCATCCATACACATTTTAATGGCGCGTTTCTGTCTATATGGAACCCTTTCTTCTGGTCTAAATGCATAATAATCAGATGTTCTAAATCCGGGGCGAACAGATCTATTTGGTTCAATATCTTTAAAGTCTCTGTAATGGTTTGCCTTAGAGACACCTCCATAACTATCTCCAGCTTCTGAAAATTGCTCAAAAGCAATAGCTCTACTAGAAGCATCTGAGTCATTCCAAGTAATAAGAGATTTGTCTTTATGCATTTTTTAACCTTGTATGTAATTGGATTCAATTGGATTGTTATTTTATTATACACAAGATTAATAGATATCTTTCATATTATCTGTAAACCAATTAGGTCCGGTAAACATTTTTCCTTCGTTTTTTTGTTGTGAGTTGTGAGGTAAAGTGGAAGCAAAGCCACCAAAAAACTGGTAATCTTCTTGTGTCGGCATCCTAGCCAAAACTCTAGCTGCCATATTAGCCATAATCAAAGATGAATATCTATCTTTTCTCATTTTTGATTTCTTACCAGCAGCAACAACAACTTCTGGAGTATCCCATCTATCTCTACCATTAGAAGTTTGTGTCATTTGAATCATAGACAACTCGTCTTTAAGCTCTTCTATGTCCATTACACACTCTTCTAGAGTGTCGTACATTCTACCTTTCATACCGTCTTCTATATTGGATATACCTATAGTGATAGAATCAAACATTGGAAATAATAGAACTTTGTCTTCTAGGTCTTTTCTAAGTCCGTGATTTGCCTCTGCCAACCAATCGTATTTTGCAAATTGACACATCTCTAATATATGTAAACCCCTTTGGTCATCTGTGTCTTTGGGTTTATCTTCATCAATAACAGGCCATATTTCAATTTCTCCCGGATGTAATTTATCTTTATCGTGTAAAGATTCCATAACCGCTATACCACCACCTTGAGCGTCCATAGCTATATGTATACAGGGGAACAATTTCATTAAATCTCTAATTTTTCTAGCACAATATGCATAAAAATCTGTTTCTGTTGAATAACCTCTTTTGACTTTTTCTTTATGTTCTGATCTATTTGTTGTCCAACAGTGAACAATCCTTCTATGGTCTTCATTTACTTCTAATACAATTATGCTAAAATTATCAACCTCAGAAGCCGGGTCAACACCAAAAATATATTTTTTATTAGGGTCGCCTATTAACTTAGCTTCAAAAATTATATCTTCACCTTTAGAATTTTTTATTGGCTCTTTTTCGTTAGCAACGCAAGATTCTATTAAAGATCTTTTGAAGAACCCTTCTGAGTCGCGTGTAAACACCGCTCCAAACTCCATCTGATAAATACCAGCATGGACAGTCGCTTTCGATCTTGCAACCTGTGCGGAGTCCATAAAGCCATCTGGTAAAAGTTCGTATGGAATTCTCATGATAGAATATTCTGTCCAGTCAAAATTATCTGGAACATCATCTCCACCAAAAACATCTCTTAATCTTACCGGATCTCCCTGACTTTTAATTATAGACTTCCACCTCTTCCAATATGTAGCAAAATGATTAAAGTCATAGTATGCTGTACCACTTAATATAATTTGATTATCTTTGTTTTCTAATTTTTGATCGTCACCTTTATTTAGTTTGACACCTAACTCTTTTGCTTTTTTCTCTGACGCTAATCGCTTAACATTTTCAATAGGATCAGACGACACGGCGGCAAAACCAGCGACAACAGTTTCAAAAATATCGCGAGGAATACTGGCAAATTCGTCACTGATAATATCATTAGCGCGCTGACCTCTAATTTTCTGTCCGTCACCAAGAGGAAGACAGGTGACGCGAGAATCGTTGATACGCATAACGCAGCGGTCTACGTCTCTACGGGGTCCACTATTCGCATCACATATATCTCTTAATATGGGTGAATTGTTCCATATTGTCTCCATATATTCAAAGAGGACTTTAGATTGTCTAAATGCAGCACCTACAACGACCACTTTTCTATTTGGAAGCAGAAGCGCCCTTAACATAGAATATAAAGATAGCATGAAAGATTTACCGAAACCACGACTCGCTATAAGCATTGGGAACTTTCTGTTCCATAGTTCATGTAATATAAGAGCCTGTGATGGCAATATTTGTATATTGAATATATGCTTACATAGAAATGAGAAATATTCAGGTCTAGTCATCAACCAAGATAGCTTTAAGTGGTAGTCATCTTCTGCACTATTTAAAATTGACATTGGGTTAAACAGATCTTTATCGTCTACATCTAGCTTCAGCCACGCTTCATCTATTTGTTTTAGTTTTTTATTCATTTATATATCCCGTCTACGAATCCATAGTATACTGCCTCTTCAGCGCTCATATACCAGTCTCCGTCTTTCATTTTTCTTTTTATAAAGGATTTTGTCTTAGATAAGTTATATTCTCTTTCTTTAAAATAATCTCCGTATTTATGGCATTTCTCCGCGTATATAGAAACCAT